CATTCGTATCGGTCCTTGATCTTGTCTATGATTTCTAGATTTGGCCTCAACATGAACATGATGAGGTCCAGTTGCTCGGGAGTACACCAAAGCCCACCCGGCACTCGCACGAAGCCAGCGGCGCGGATGGCCTGTGCTTGGGGCGATGTGTCGTGCCGGGTGCGGGTCATCAGTCGCTGTCCGTTATGATTTCGTAAGCCACGAGATGCAGAACACCAACGGCAGCGGCGAGAGGCATTCTTCCGCTATACTCATAGACCAGCGCCTTGATCCGATCACCCAGTTCCCCGGTCACGTCTTCGGCCCGCCTGCCATCACCCTTGAAGATGCGGATGTCAGTCATGGCTCTCTCCTTTGATCTCTGCGAGGGTGGCGATGGCGCGATCCACCGCCTTCGCCCGTTCCGCCCGCGCGGCTTCCAGCTTGTCCGTCAGGTCTTCGATGCGGTCGGCGGATTGGCGGCACCAATCGCAGGCCATCTCTTTGGTCGCATGTACTGGATAGCCGCAAGCGCCACAGCATGTTTCGTCACTCATCGTCCACCTCCATCATCTGCTTCACCAGTGCTGGCACCTTGCGCCATTTGTAGAGGCTGGCTGGCGACACGCTATAAAGAGCCGCAGCATTCTTTACTCCGAAGCGCGCGGCAGAGCGCAGGGCCTCGACGCGAAGCTGGTCAGTCAGGCCGTAGTCTGGATGCAGCCCGGTCATTTCGGAACCTCATGGTATTCGCACAGTTCAGCGGCACCCACATGGCAGGCCAGTTCGTGTGTGTGTCGGTGGGCCTCTCCGGCGTTCTGGTAGGCCGCATAGGCAAAAACCGCAGCGAGGACGCAGATGAAACGATCTAGGAAGGTCATTTGACGCAACTCCCCTGCACCCACTGCTTGTCGGCTGCGATGCACTGCTCGTAGCGCACCTGACCGCGCTCCAAGTCGGCAAAAATGAGTTTCCCCATGCCGAAGAAAACGAGCGCCGCAACTGCGGTGATTGCCAGCGGCACGGCGTTGTCCCAGAAGTCTCTCATCTGCGCCCCCTGTTCCAAGCCAGCCGCGAGATGCTGTTGGACAGAGCATCCAGATCCGCCACCGTCATGTCGCGGTTGTCTAAGATGGCCATGAAGATTGTGTCTGCAAACTTCTTGCTGGGAAGCACCTGTGCGCCCCTGAGAATGGCCAAGACCGCCTCGGCCTGCACATCTCGCACGGGCATGGTCTTTGGTTCTCTGTTCCAGAACATCATGCGTCCTCCTCCGGGAGGTCAAAGCAGGTCAGCCGCACCACCTGCCCCGACGCTGCCAACTCCGACAGCTTGGCGGAAATCTTGGCGTCGGCCATGTTCAGCGATGTCGCGATCTCCTCAACCGTGCCACGGCCATCGCTTTCGATGGTGTCCAAGATCATCTCGGCCAGCGCGTCATCTTGCGGCGCAGGTGCTGCGTCCAAGATGCTCACCGCCAGCCAAGGCGTGCGGTTGGGCCGGGTCATGTTCGGCACCACGATGGCCTGCACCTTCTGTCCGACACGCACGCCCTTGTTGAGCATGACCTTCGACGGGATGAATACGTTCTCGTTGTTCTCGGTCAGCGCGAAGGCACTGCCCGTGGCCAGTTGGTTAGTTAGTAGGATTGTTTGCTGCATTGTTCTCTTCCAGTTGCTTGAGTTGGTCTTCGGCATCGCGGATGTAAAAAGCCAAAACCGTGGTCTCCTGTGACAGCCACGATGGCCTGACGCCGCTCCCATATCTCTTCTCCAGATCGTCCATCTGGGCCTGCTTCTGGGCGATATACTCGCGGAGTTTTTCTGCTTCGGTCATCACATGATCCCCAGTCTGTCTAGTGCGAAGTACGATTTCTTGAACGATGCGATCAGCCTATCAACGCTAGCAATCCTTTCCTGAATGTGTGGTGTCGGCTGGTCTCCGGGAATATTTGTCAGCGTCTCCCGATAATCCCACAGCGCGGTCAGCACGATGTGCGTGTCCATTGCTCCAAGTTTGACGGCCATCAGATCCACCCCATCCCGAGGCCCAACATGAAGCCAGCGTACAGCAGGCCGAAGAGGGCGAAGATGCCGATCAGGTCGGCGAGGATGTCTCTGATACGCATTATTTGATCTCCTTGTTGGCGTTAATGGCAGATGTCAGGCGCTGGCGCAGTTCAATGCGGCGCAGGTTGTGCAGCATCTCACTGAGGTCGTGATAATCTGGCTGGTCGTGCGTGCTGTAGTCCATGTCGCGGTCGATGCAATCCAGCGCGGTCTCGGCCTGCTCCAGCGTGATGGTGATGGTGATGTTGGTCATGCTAGTCTCCTATTAAAACGGCGGCTCTTCGCCTTGGTAAGTTGGTTTCCACTGGGGCGGCGCGTAGGCTGCTGGCTGTGGGGCGGGCTTTGGCGGGGCCTGCCGGGGTATGATCCCCAGCAGGTCGAGGTGGTCGGCGAGGGTCATGCGGCGATGCCCCACACGGCTCGGCACTTGAACCTGCGCTTGTAGGTGTCGATTGCTGCAATCGCATCGGCCTTTGTCGCGAAGCGGACATCCCACTTGATACTGTCACCTTCCCCGAAGACCTCAACGATCCCGGTGTAACCTTCGGCGTCTTGAAGAAATTCAAACTTCATCTGGGTCATCCTTGTTTGCTAGTGTGGATGCCAGCCCCGAAGGGCTGGCTGTTAGAGGGTCACAGCGCGACAATCTCAATGCTGCGCGCTGCGTTGTGAGCGGCGGCGTCGGCATCCCACTGGGCGTGCATGTCGGCGACCGAAGCGAAGCCGCGCTGCTTGGCGAGGCCAGCGTGGTAGCGGCGCAGGGAAGGGTTCTTCTTGTCGCGGGCCGACACGGGCGACCACATCTGACCCTGCGCGCTCTTGGCTGCGTTGGCGCGGTCGGCGCTGAAGCCGCTCTTTTCGATTTTGCCGTCGGCGGTGCAAATGACCGCCCAAGCGAAGGCGTAAGCGTGGTCGCTGTTGCGGGTTACTGTCTGGCCGTTCGAGAAGGTGGCGGTAAACTTGGTCATCTGGGTCATCCTTGTTTGCTAGTTGGTACAGACACCATACAGCCTGTTTCGCCGCAATCAAGCAAATAATTTCACTTGACGCATCTTTTTTTAACAAATAGACAGAATGAACCGAAACACAGGAGGACGCCGTGCAGGCTCAAGAATTGATCAGACAGTGGGCGGACAAGGACGGTCGCAAGCTGGGCTGGATCGCAGATCAAATTCCTGTCGCCAAATCCAGCATGTCGCGATGGATGCAAAACAACATCGTGCCGGGCGCGGTCTACCGCAATCGCCTAGCAGACATCACCGGCATAGAAAGCCTGCGCGATAAGGAGTGCTGGAAATGAACCGAGCCGACATCCTCGACACGGCCAAAGAGTACGTCACCAAGGACCGCGCAGCCACACACGGCGATGCGGAACGCAACTTCGGCCTGATCGCTGCTTATTGGTCGGCCCACCTCAACAAGAACATCAAGCCGCACGACGTGGCCGTTATGATGACTTTGCTGAAGCTGGCGCGGGCGCGCAGCAACCCCAAGCACACCGACAACTGGATCGACGGTTGTGGGTATCTGGCACTGGGCGGTGAAGCCGCTGCGGAGGAAGTGTGACCATCCACTATCATGGCACACCGCTTACACCGAGATCAGAGCTGCTGAAGATGGCGGGGAAACACTTTTGCGTTTCATTCGCCAATCCAGAAGACGCTGATTGGTGCCTTGCAAGCGGGCAGTCCGTGATGTGGGACAATGGCGCTTTTACGCTGCACACCAAAGGGAAGGCCGTCGATTGGCACAAGTTTTACACTTGGGTCGAACCTCGTTTAGGCCATCCGCACTGGGCTGTTGTGCCAGACGTGATCGACGGAGACATAAATGACAATTTGGCGCTGATCGCTCAATGGCCGCACGACCGCGCAATGTCCGCTGTCGTGTGGCACATGGGGGAGCCGATTGAGCATCTTCTGTCTCTCGTTGACCTTGGCTTCTCTAAGCTGTGTTTTGGATCGTCTGGCGCTTACTGGCAGGTCGGCTCTGAGGCATGGGAACGCCGCTGCGATGAGGCCTTCAACGCATTGGAGACGCGAGGGCTTCGGCCTTGGGTCCACATGCTGCGTGGACTTGCGATGTGCGGAGATCGGTGGCCGTTTGGATCGGCAGACAGCGTAAATGTAGCCCGCAACTACAAAGACACATCGACATGCCCAGAAAGAATGGCGCGTCGGATAGACTCAATCCAATGCCCGCCAAAATGGAAAATGCGGGCGCAACAGATGGGGCTTTTTGAATGATTGGATACCTTGCACTGGCGGCATACGCTGCCACCGTGCCAGCGGCTAACTGGATGATTGGCAACATAGGGGAGTGCGTGCCTGACGGCCCATGCTTGATCCCGGTGGGTTTTGGCCTGATGGCTCCTTCCGGCGTTCTTCTGATTGGCGCTGCCCTTGTGCTGCGTGATGCCGTTCATCGCTTGCTTGGCTGGAAGTGGGCAATTGCTGCTATAATCGTCGGCGCTGGTCTCTCGTTTCAGTTTTCTCCAGCCGTCATTGTCATTGCATCGGTTGCAGCTTTTGTTTTGTCAGAACTCGCAGACTTCGCAGTCTATGCGCCATTGCAGCGCAATCGTCTTGCGTTTGCTGTTATGCTCTCTGGCATTGTGGGCGCGGCAGTTGATAGCGCGGTGTTCTTGTGGCTGGCCTTTGGCTCTTTTGACTTCATCGCGGGGCAGATCGTCGGGAAACTGTGGATGACTGCACTGGCGACGGCTGTTATCGTTCTGGCTCGGAAGGTGCGCGCATGACCCTGATCCTAGGCATCGACCCCGGCAAGAGCGGAGCCTTCGCGCTGCTGAACACAGACGACATGCAGGTCAGCACATATGACATGCCCGGAACGCTCGAAGACAAGCGCGCCTTGATCTCCGAAATAGGCAGGGTCAAATGCTGCTGGCTGGAGCGGCCATTTTTCCCACGCATGATTGGGATCAAGAATGCCGTCACCATCGCCGTCGCCTATGGTGAACTGAAGGCCTGCCTGTTCTTCGCAGGCGTGCCGACGTTTGAGGTCGATCCGTCCGCGTGGAAGAAGACCATGCGGCTATCGACCGACAAGAACGCCAGCCGCGCGCTGGCCAGCCAATACTTCCCCGACGCCTCCGACCAGTGGGCGCGGGTCAAAGACGACGGACGGGCAGAGGCGGCCCTGATCGCACTCTATGGAAAGGGAAAGCAATGACGCCGTTCACCTGTGACGCGGAAGACCTGTATTTTCGATACGACGAAGAGCATCAAAACTGCTTGGACTTCGTGCAAGTGTTTTACGAACACAACTGGCTGCAATCGCTTTACTGGCCAAGCAAAGAAAAGGCACCGTGGCATCTGCAAATGAAAGTCAACGGTCGCCTGATTAACTTCTGGCCGCACAAGATGAAGGCCCATGTCGCGGATGAAAGTAAAACCGCTTATGACATTGGACAGATTGTTGCCACAGTTTGCCGCGTTGAAAACGAAACCCTCGAAGATTTTGATTTGGTGGAGAAAAAGCAATGATCCTAAACATGACCAACGAGGCGTACCACGCACGCCCAGAGATCAGCAGCAGCGATGTCAAAGCCGTCGCGGGCAAGTCGCTGGCCCATTGGAAAGGCAAGGTCTGGAAGGACAGCAGCGCCTTCGCCCTCGGCAGCGCCGTCCACGCCCTCGTGCTGGAGCCGGGAAAA